CACAGGCTCAGAGAAGTAGTAGACATTCTTCATTAGCAATGCAATGTCAGGTGGTGTGAATCCTTCAATGCTTAACTCCATTATAATGTCTCCAGTGCTTTTGAAAGATACCAACGTGCCTTCTCAAGGTTGGTGCTTACATCTTGCTTGCGGTTTGACCGCCACGTATACTTTATCACATTACCCTTACAGAAGCCTTTGAATTCTGCATCTGTTAGGGCTGACTGTATAGCGTCTATACATTCAATGGTGCCTTCTCCTGCTGACTTATAGTGGTTGGGGTGGTTAACTAGATCCTCTAGTACATCATCTAACGTGTCCATACTCACCTCTCTACATACCTCACAATGTTCTTTTGATACACCCATGGGGTGCCCACATGTTGTGCAATCATAATGCATCTTCCCCTCCTTCATCTAGCATATCCACTACATCACCTAATAACTTTGCAGCCATCCAAACCTTCTCCATAATAAAATTACCCTCAGTACGCCAATCTTGTACTGCCTGTGCATACTTATGCTCATGAGAAAAGGTTTCAATCCAATAATCTTTTAGTTCTACCTCCGTTTGTAGGTGTGTAATGATCTCTTCTAAGTCATGAATCCTCTGTTGCTGTGCCTTACTCATTGCTACACTCCTGTTCAACAAGCTTCGTCAAGGTAGAATTAAAGCCTATGTCCAGCAGTAACTGCGCTTCTTGGGCACTTAACTCATACGTAACAGGCTTTGCAATCATATTACTGGAGGCTACTAGTGCAGCATACTCAGCAGGAGGCAAGATAAACACATCAGCCTTACTGAATAAGTTACGTAGTCCTACACGAATCATAGCGTCAGAAGTATCCTTATCCATTTCAAGATGTAGAGTGGCAGAGCCATCCTCATGCTCCACCACATCACTCACTGTCGTAGTATCCATTACCCGTTACCCCCACACTTAGTGTTGAAGTCCAGTGTAATAACATTACCGTTAACACCCGTTACTTTATCCTCTACCTTAGGTGCGTCACTCTCGCCTTTGCCTTGTGGATTCAATTCCTTAATCATGTCTGCAGTGAACTCAGTAAGAGCCTTGTCTACTTCCGTATTCTCATTACATAACTGAATCATAGCTGACATTTTATATGCTAGATACATTAACTCTGCATGAGTAATACTATCTACCTCAGGCATCGGGTGACTGAACACAGATACGTGTATGTCACCGTCCCATATACCATCCTCTAGGGAGGGACGCATCACTACACCAAAATCATTCTCTGTAAAGTCAATCATTCTTCTGCCTCCTTAATGTATATGTAGTTTACCATGGCAGGGTTCTTTGCCTGAGATGGTATAGATGTTCGCTCTTCAAGAGTATCCCAACACTTATACTTGTGCTGACAGAAGCCACACTCAACGCATAGTGTAAGGTTGCCTGTCTCTACCCGCCTAAAGGTTTCTTTAACTGGCTTATAACACCTTTCAAAGTCTGCACCATCTACTAGCAAATCTGCCTTAGCTTCCAGTATATCTAACTCAGCTTGCATGTCAATGCCTTCGGCAGTGATAAACTTAAACTGCCCATTTGCTTTGTTGACAACTATCCAACCACCCGCTTCAAGGCCTAATGCGGTACTGTAACCAACTAGCTGACCTACGTATCCGAATGAATCATGCTCCTTTACAGTTGCAAAGTCTTTCCACTTGTTAGTGTATGCCCAAGGACTACAGGATTTAATGTCCCATACAGCACCATCAATGATTAAGTCGGGTGTTCCGTTGATTGAGTGCTTACCTAGTTCTAACTTTAAGTGTTCGCCATCTTGCCATACTACCCCAGCTTCAGTGAGGACACCTTTCATAACTGCTTCTACAAGATCACCGAGGATCATGTTCATTAAGAAGTTGTTTGGGAAAGGTAGGGAACCAGTTGGCTCATTCTTATCAAACCATAGTTGGCAATAAGAACGACCTATGTTTGACATACGTAACCTAAAGTCTGGGTCGCGTGAGTCTACAAGTTGCTTCTCCAAAGCTAGTGTAACATCCTTAACTATGCAGTCAAGGACAGGGCGACTCATGCCACCCATCCCTGCTACCACGTTGTTAAGGTATTTCTGTACCATCAACTCGTGATAAATCATAGCTACTCCACATCAATGAACTCATTAACTAGGGATTCATCTGCGGAGTCCAATGTCTCCACTGCCTTAGCTGTGAACTCTTGGTTAATGTAATCGTTATAGTGGGTAATCCACTCTGAACTAGCCTTATGCATGTCCAACACATTTTCTGTGATAGCTAGATCTGAAGAGTAATCTACGTCTAGCTTAGGTACAAAGTAGGATTGACCATTGTTCATCTCTCGCTCATCTGTCTTCACATTAATGTTGAACTGAATGAAGGATCGTTGTCTACGTGCAATGTCCTTGAAGGCATCACCAAAGGTCTTGAAGGCCTCACGGTTATCTACTTCCCAGATGAATGGTGAAGGTGCCACCTCAATGCTCTCACCCTTTGCATCTGTGGGATTAATCAAACTAACCTCACCAAACAATACACGTACACGTTTCACTGACTTGATAAGATCCTTCATCTTGTCAGGCACAGAGTTCCAATCTTCAATAAAACCTGCTGGCTTACCACAGTTAAACCCACCCTCAGTATCCTTAAGATCTACATTAAGATCATCCGACATAAGTGTCTTCACGTATCGGCTGTTAGATGGGTCACTGATGTAGCGTTTGTACATGAACGTCTGCATAACGAATCGTACATTTGCCTCTGGTGCGTATACCATAGTGCCATCGGGTTGTTCTAAGCGATACTGCCCTGCGTCTACTACCTCCATCTTCTTTTTCTTACCATTGACTTCCACTACACCCATCAAAGGTGAGTGCCACAGACGTAAGCGTGGGAGTTTAGACTTAGAGCCTGACCCATTTACCTCATTAGCCATGCCTGTTAGACGCATTAACTCTTCGGCGCTTACTGTGTTTAGTGCTACTGCATTACTCATATTTATTTCCTCTTTGCTATTTTAGCAATCTACTTGATCTAACCAATTGTTTCCCATCTTAGCTTCTAGAGATAGAGGTAAGTTGAAATCAATATCCCACAGTGTATTTACTGTGCTTACTAACTTACTCTCTACATCTGCTACCAACTTAACCATAGCGTCTTGCTCGTCTGGGTGTACGTCTACTACCATACTATCATGAACTGTATTAACAATGCAACTGTTTAATCCCCTTTCTTTCATAGTTTTTTCCATCATCAATAGTGCAACAGGTACAATGTCTGCTGTTGCAAAAGATTGAACAGGATAATTCTTAATCATGGTAAAGCCTGTGACCGTACCATCCCTTCGCCTAGCTACATCAGGGAAAGCAAACTGCCTACCTGAAGGTGTAGTAATCTTCCTCTCTGTTAGTGCCTCCGTTGCTAGTGACTTATGCCATTTAGCTATGCCTCTATACTTCTTCATGAAGTGGCTGTAATATTCTGCCTCGGATGGAGTACGACCATAGCCTGATGCGCCATACAAGGGAGCAAACGTGTGCATCTTAGCATTCTGCCGTGATGTCTGCTGTCCTGCTGCACTTATAATGTCTGCAGTGTATTGGTGTACATCGAAGCCATTGATAACCTCACTGATAGCTACCTCGTCCTGAGACAAGTAAGCTGCTACACGAAACTCTAACTGCCCAAAGTCTGCCTCCATTATCTTACCGTAATCCCAACGAGATATGAAGACTCGCTTCACTGGGAATGTTCCCCCTCGTGGCATGTTCTGCATGTTAGGATTTCGTCCTGCCAATCGTGCCGTTGAAGTAACGTGTTGAGTTAACTGTACATGCAACATACCATTAGCCTTAGTGTACTTCTCTATGCCTCTTACGAAAGAGGATAGGTATGACTCTACTGCATTTAATCTACGCAACTTAGCTAAGAAGTGTGCCTCACGTTCCATACCCTTACGTAATGCTATACCCTCCAATGTTTCAAGGATACCCTTGCCTGTACTAAACCCACTAGCACTAGCCCATGTAGCCTTAGGTGGTGTGAACTTTAATCCTGCCAGTTCTTTAGTGTTACGTAGTATGAAGCCTTGTCTGTTACACTCCTTACAGATGTTCTTATTCTTACGTGGTTTACCTTTCTTAGTAAGCAACTGAACCATACCTGTACCATTACACTTAACACATTTCACTGCTCGTGTCTTATAGACAGCTTGTGTCATACTACCCATAGCCTTTTTAAATGCGGCATCTGACATGAAAGGATTTATACTTAAGGCCCATTGCTTCTTGTTTACAGGCTTACGTGAGAATACTAAAGCGGATAGTTGCTCTGGTGAATTAATGTTGATAGGTGTAGCACCCATTAACTCTTCCACAAAATCCGTCAGTTCCTCTACTATTACCGCCTTCTCTTGTTCAAAGTCTGCCTTTACTTTCTCCAACTCTATCAAATCTACACGGATACCTCGCTTATATATAAGGGCTAACTCAAAGCATGTATCCATAGTAATGTCTAGAACGGATTGTAAGCTAGTGTTCTCCTTATTAGCAAAGCGTTTCTGTTGCTTAGTGTATAGCTCTAGTGTAGAGCGTAAGTCATAGCGTAGGTATTCATCTAACTCCCAATGTGGTATATCCTTAGTGCTAGTACCTGACTTAAAGTAATCGTCCATAGTATGTAGTTTCTTATCTGTTAACTCATACTTCTTTGAAAGATACGCCAAGGTTAGCGGGGACTTGATGCCTTTGTTAAGAATATATTCTCCCAACATAGTATCGTAGATTTTACCCTCGTACTTAAATCCACACTCCCATATCCATGTTAAGTCATACGCAGCATTGTGACATACAAGTAACGTAGTGCTATCTAATATGTCCTGTGTTATTGAATGACCATTAACTGTAGGCTCCACATCACTGTGAGTGAATGTCACTACTGTCTCAGCCTCAGGTGTAAGCATACCTATCATGACCAATTCATTCTCTGCTTCAAAGGGATCGAAGTGTTGCTTACCATCCCTCTTGCATGTTGTATTTTCTACATCCAATATTGTTAGCATAACTTACCCCTTATATATTTAATGGCTCTCTGCATACGAGGAACATCGTCATTGAAACATCCCAATGCTCTGTTACAACTATGGCATAGCCAACCTCTGAAATCATCTGTGTCATGGTCATGGTCTAGTACCCATGCTGATGCGTTACCGCCCCTACCCGCTGCTTCTTCTTCATCACAGCCACAAATTGGGCAGCTATAACCAGCAGGAGGCTGACCATGTAAGGACTTAAGATGCCTACGCACCTTGTATAACTCCTTGTTACACGACTTGCACTCAGACCTAAGATAAGTACCCCCACCTGATGGGCTAAAGTGTGAAGTAGGTAGTGTATGCTTACACTTGGAGCATACCTTTACATCCTCACCCTCAGGGTAGGCAGCATATAAGTCAACGAATAATTCTATTTGATCAAACTCCATAACGAGCTATCCTCCCATCTAACATACATGTAATCTTACCATGCCACCCACTCAGTTTATTCTTAGTGATGTTGATATGGCGCATAGGATCTTCCATAATATCTTCCTCGCTTATCGCAGGGTTCTTTGCAATGAGCAACATAAGGTCTGCCTCGGATGCCTTACCTGTCTTGGAGCCTTCCATCATAGACTGATTCAGTATCACCTTGCCCTCTGCATCTGCACTTAACTGTGACATATAGAATATAGCACAGTCATACTGCTTGGCAATGTCTCGTGCATAGATAGCATTAGCCTTAAGCATAATATCCTCACGAGATGCTCCATTGTTCCTAGCAAATTTATCACCCATGTCTAATACAACAACATCAGGTGTGTATGATTTAACTACGGACTCAACCCATGTCATGTCCCTGCCTGTCGCATCAATGAACTTAACTTGATCCTTGATACGTTGGTACTTAACCTGTGCCTCATGGGGGTCATCACGAATCTGGTTCAGTGTCATACCTGTAGATGCATTCAAGTAACGTGAGGCTACACGATGCACCGCCTCTTCATTACATAACACAATACACTGGGCACCTTGTTCAGCAAAACCACTTGGCCCTGCGATAAGTGATGCGTGGCTTGAGGTCTTACCTGTCTCTGGCCTTGCCCCAATCATAACCAAGTGACCTCCATTAACACCCTCCACCTTACGTGCCAAGGTAGGTAGGTTGAACCTCCACTGAGCCTCTAAGTCACACTTCTTTAACAGTGCTTCCATATCAATGTCAGCCCACTCGACTGACAGGTTAGGTGTGAAGTCTTCGTTGTAGTTATCTAGTATAGCACGTAATGGTTCAAGTGATGCATGTTCTCCATTAACATATTCAAATCCTAAGTTGGCTACCTCTTCCCCTACTTGCTGTCGGAACATGTCGGATAGTACGTCACTAGCTACATCTGAACCCAGTACTACCTCACGTTCAATCTTATTAAACAGTGTCTGGTATGCGTCCTTCTGTGCTGTTGTAAGTGTAGGGTTCTTTGAAAAGAATAAAGCCTCCACCTCAATAGGTGTTACTGACCTACCATAGGTAGTGATGGCAGCATCAATGGTTGTCTTGATCTTCCTGCCAGACTTATCAAATAAAGTGTTAGGGCAGCGTATGCCCTTGTGATTGTCATGGAAGTCTTTGTCCATGAGTGTTCTTAATAGTGCTAGCTCCATAGCTAACCTCCATGTGATGTGTGGCGGGGATAACAGGACTTGAACCTATGACCTACGGCTTAGAAGGCCGTTGCTCTATCCAACTGAGCTACATCCCCTATGTTAATCTTCGTTGATGGATGTCCATCATCTCATTCTTCCACAGTATTTACTGTGTTCCATCCTTGGATGGCTATATCAATGGTAAAGTCATCAGGGCCAGTGCGCCCACACCCAAGGCAAGATATCCATACGGTGTCATAGTGACTGCCACTAGACGTTGTTAGCTCGTTGTGGGGCGAGCCACAATGCTTACATGGAATTGCTTTTGGTCGTTCAAATGTTATCATCCTCACTCTCCTCTCTACAATCCATGAACGTGACGTTACAACTAGGTGACACACCTAACTTAACACGATCCTTCGGGCGGGTGTCCTCACCAAGAGGCACTTCCTCTGTGTCTCCCTTGAATATCCTATCCCAATTATCACGGAACTTATCAGTAGACTCTTTACTCTTTAGTTTATCACCTGTGATATCATTCGTTGCTATAGTCCCCATGCTTAACCTCCAAAGAAATCTACGTACTCACTATCACTCCATGTACTGCCACTCTTAGAGGCTATAGGTGAGCCGTAATCATTATATAATACCAATACAGGAATGGATCTAAACCCTAAAGCAATAATAGACTCACGATGTTCCTCTTCTGCAACATCACATTCAATATAGTCCGTTAGCTTTAACTTTGTAAGTCTATCCTTAAGTGCCGTACATGCAGGGCAAGATGTTCCAGTGAATAGTTTAACTGTATTCATTATGCATTCTCCTAATTTCCACTAATTTCATGGGCATTGAGCCATTCTATATATTCATAAGGCGTTAGGTACTGTTGTATTACAAGCTTCAATGCCTTACGCATCTCTGCATGATAGGGATCACCCTCATGGTATGGGCATGTATCGCCATCCATATCTTCATAAAACTCTTTCAATCCTTCACAGATTATAACATCAACTACATCATCATTAAATATTTGTGTTAATCCGCTTATAAGTTTATCATTCATGATATACTCCCCACTAATATATTAATACCATAATACACTACAAGGAACCATGCCAATACATACGCTCCTCCCTTAAGAAATTCGATTAAGCTCTTCATATCATTCCCCCTTTGGGTATGCTTCTTGTTTATACTTTATGTGTTTAGTAACATGTTTCTTATACGTCTTACTACCCACTATGAATATGTATCTATGCTTCCTAGGTCTAGGTGCGGAGTAGAAGTCATCCCCGTACTTATCTCGCATAGCTTGTGCCCTATTGGGTACACCTCTGAACTCATCAGCTATGGACTGCCCATGCAGATGCTCTTTGCCTTTCACCCTCCAATCAGTACGCTTGGCACTTAACCCATGGTAGGTAAAGTTACATGCTTGATAGACGTACCCTACGTGTCCTTGTGATTTATCAGCATAGGATATTATGATACGCCCCTTAGGTAGCATTGTCAAACTCTTACCCACTAACAGTGAAGCTTCATTGTTACCATTGTACTTAAGGCACAACCTGTTAAGCTCAAGCACCTCACCCTTATGTTCTTCACCTGCAATGCCCACCCTTAATGTAGCAGAGGATGGTGTACCGTAGGTAACAACACCAATTAATTCAGCATCCTTATATAGGCCATACCTATA